TTCGTGGCCTGGGTCGGCAGTCAGCCCGTGCATGTTGGGCTGATACTGGGCGGCCGGGTGCTGCACAGCCGCGGGGAAAACGGGCATGTCAGATTTGACGCGATACGGACAATTCAGAAGCTATTCACCAGAGTGGAGTTTTACCAGTATGCCGGTAATCGAAATTCAGCGCGTCCCGGGGATGCCGAAGGACAGGGCGGAAGTTGAAGCAGGGACGGTGTTTTATGACTGGCTTGCTCAGGAAAGCTTCCACCGCGATATTCGCATCAACGTTAACGGCAAAGAGCTGCAGCCTGAAGAAGAACTGAGCTTTGTTCTTCAGGAAAATGACCGGGTAGTCATTTTTGACCAGCCCAAAAGCGGCGGTCTGATTGGTACCATCCTGAACCCCCTCGAGCACCTCAACCCGATAAAGTTTACTCAGAAAGTACTTTCCGGGCTGATGCCGAAAGCAAATGCGGGCGCTGCCGGCGGGAACAGCAAAACGTCGCCAAACAACAGCCTGAAAGGCCAGACCAACATTGCGCGTAATGGCGAAGCCAAGCCTGATAACTTCGGTCAGGTACGTTCTTTCCCGGATTTGGTTCAGGAATCGCTTTTCGAATATATCAGCAACCTGAAATACATTACTGAACTGATGGTGTTCGGGCTCGGTAAATACGACGTTACGTCTGTGCGTTTCTCAGAGTCAAATCTCGGTTCAATGGCCGGGGCGAGCTACACCATTTACCAGCCAGGTGACGTTATCCCGGTGGTTAATGAGGGATACCAGTTTGATGACGTTGACGGGCAGGAAGTGCCAGGGTTAAACGAGAGTGGCGATTTCCCGGTCGAAACGGCCACTGCAAACACTGTTATCAGCGGTGTCTATGCCGGGGGCCAGATAGCGATGAAAATCGTGAAACAGGCATCCTTCGATTACTTTGCCGATCTGACTTTCCCGCACCCGGTGACATTCACCATTAATGTGACGTATCCAATCACTGGCGGTACCAGAACGGAAGACGTAACTCTTTCGGGCAGGCTGATACAGTTTCAGGAAACAAACGACGGCGCAGTGGTTAACCCGACTTATTACTACACCTTCACATTTGACCGTCTGAATGGCCCTGCCATTCCCATTCAGGATGCAACCATCAATACGACGAAGTTCATTCTGAATGATAACGCCGCGCTGATAGTGGGGCCGTTTTTCTCGCCGATTGCATCAAGCCAGCTATGGCTTCACACGCAGTCCGGTCTCGGCGGTAACAGCGAAACAAACTGGAAGGTGACGATCTGGAAAGTCGACGACAGCAACAACCAGATCCCCGGAACAGAACAGGTGTTTACTTACCGTCAGACAACACCTCATGACTACATGTCAGAGACGTTTAACAGGACTGATAAGCTAATTCCTGCCGGTGGATATGGGCGCTATGCGATCACGTTCCAGAGGACTGATAACAGCAGTGACGCCAGCAAACTGCAGGTAGAAGAAATCCATGCAGTAAATGTGAGGACAAACGTCGTTCACGCTGAAGATTCGCTGGTAATGGTAAAGGTCCGAGCCACTGAAAATGCAACGAGCGGCCGCGACAGGAAATACAACGCGCTGATCACCCGCCACGTCATCAGTTACAACATGACGACGCAGCAGGTAGATTACACGCTCAGGCCATCACGGAAATTTGCAGATATCGCCCTGTTTAACTGGCTCGTTGTCGGGCAGCAACCGGTATCCAGCATTGATATCTTCGGCTTGTACCAGATTCAGGCTGAGATAGACGCCATCGATCCACGACTCGGATACTTCGACTACACGTTTGACGATGAGGATGTGTCTCTCGGCTCGCGGATGGAGACCATCTGTGACGCTGCCAGCGTGTCCGTTTATGACGATAACGGCGTGCTGTCATTCACACGAGACAGCAGAAAAACTTCTGCGGCCACGATATTCAACCGTTCAAACACAAAGCCAGATGGTTACTCGCTTTCGTACGATATGACGCTTCCAGGCGGCTATGACGGCGTTGAAGTGCAGTTCCGTAACCCGGACACCAATAAGCAGGACTTTGTCCGGTACCGGATATCAGGGAGTTCCATCATTGAAGGATCGCCGGCCAAAGCGAAGAAGTTCGAAATGCTCTATGTCAGGAACAGATTCCAGGCGGACGAGCGGGCGCTGCGCGAGTGCAAGAGGCTCATCTTCTCCCGTATGAACATGGCTATTACAGCAATGGCAGATGGAGAGTGGGTTAATATTGGCGACATGGTTCAGGTGCCGGATACATACGATACCAACCAGCAGGCCGGATACATTGTGTCGCGGGTCGGCAATGACTTCGAGACGAGTGAGCGTATCAACTTCTCCGGGACTATGTTTGTACAGGTCACGGATTCAACCGGCGCTACCACAGCCAGATACCCGGCATCTCCGCGCGCTGACACCGCGTTTGGCTTTACTGCTGCCATTCCAGACATTGACCTGAACCTGTTTGACGGCGTTGACGTCCAGTCTCCTTCCCGGTACGTCATTGCTACGTCACAGGAGCTTGATGCAGGGCAGTGGACCATCACCGCCAAGCAGCCAGACGGCAAGGGAAATACCGCCTTAACCCTCGCTGAGTATAGCGACCTGATTTACCAATAAGACCTATCCCGACCATCACAACCCGGCCACCGCGCCGGGTTTTTTTATGGAATAAATATGGCTACGCAACCTACCAACCTGCCTGTTCCGAGTGAATCGCCTCGCGATCTAAAATTCAACGCCGGCAAAATTGACGAGTTCGTAACGTCTTTGGCGCTGCAATACATCGATCGCTTTGGTAATGCACATTACACCATTGAAGGCCTGCGCTGGCTCGCGCAGCAGGCTATTTCCCAGTATGGATGGATCCTCATTGATTCCTTCCAGGATGGAGCAGATATCACTCTCCCAAACCAGTCGCTGCGTGACGAAGTTACGGGAGAATACTACCGTTGGGATGGGGCATTACCTAAGCATGTTGATGCCGGGTCAACGCCAGCTTCTTCTGGTGGCGTTGGTATTGGCGCGTGGGTAGGTATCGGTGACGCTGCATTGCGTTCCATGCTTTCGCAGCAGGACGGGGTGAACATCGTTAATGGGGCGGTTAAAAACGTTCCATTCTTTTCCAGCCTTAAAAACGGACATCATGGATTGTGCGAGGTCATCATGACCGTTGAGCACCACGCCGGAGGACTCGGCGGGGCAAGTTATCGCCGTAGCGGCACAATCGGCACACCATCATCCGGGAATGAGGCATTGGTGTATGACGCAGATGGTGTTGGCTGGAAGATGGTTAAGCAGCCTGTGCAAAGCGCTAGGGCTTTTGGTCTTCTTGGTGATGGTGTCGATGACAGGGCGGCTATTCAACTTGCGGCTGATTTTGTTGGACAAAATGGCGGAGGGGTTTTGTAATGGATTCAATGATGTTGAGCTAGGAGATTCTTTAACAATAACATTTTCTGGGGTAGAAATTAAGCTCGGCGATGAAATACATGTTCACACAGAAACCGCCACCCCGAATAAAGGATATTGTATCGGCTTTAGTGGCTCACTGACTTCAGAGAGCGGTAGGATAAAGAGAGTAGGGATCAGTGGTGGGTCCGTTTCTGCAAACGGCTCTGGTAATCTTGATAATGCCATTGGGTTCGCAGGTTGTGAGGATTTCTATGCAGAAGATATATATATCCCTAATGCTGATAGAAAGGCGGTTACAGCACAGGTTAATGTAGTCAATGGCAGGTTTAAAAAAATCAGAGTTGGCACTACTGGATATGACGCTATTTCTATTGAGGGTGATACTCTTAATCATGCAATTAGGACAAGAAACTTTGTTCTTGAAGACATAACAATTGAGTCAGCGGGAAGGGATGGTGTGAATTGTTCAGGTGATTCTGACACTGAACATACAGACCAAGTTATATTGAAAAATATCAGGGTGAATAGTGCAGTCAGGAATGGCATGACTTTTACTCAATGTGATAATGTTTATATCGATCATGATTCGAGAGTAACCAACTGTGGTGGTTATGGCATTTCTTTTGCCTCATGTCTTGAGGTTTCTGGTGGCGCTCAAATACTTAACACCCAGTCTGCTGCGCTTGTTCCGGTTAGCTGCAATAGATTTGCATTTGATGCCCGCATTACAAATGCCGGGCTTTCCGGTGCAGGCATTAACGATGCTATCTACATTAATGCTCCATTATCACCGCATTTTATAAAAGCAATAGTATACGGCACATCGCATCGATATCTTTTCAATAACGCCAGCTCATTAAATGGACATGTGATTACTTTCCCTTCACACGATTACATGCCATCAGGGACGGCTGGGTTGTTTGCGGGTACCGTTGCAACGGTTAAAGTCGATGCGCCAAGCATGCCAACATTTACAGCAGCGGCTAACCCTAACGTAATAAGTTATGATAGTTTCCTGCTCTCTCCTGCCTCTGCATTCACAATGACGACAATGAACGGGGCGTTACCTGGGAAGGTTGTTACTGTGCAGTTCAATGGGAGTGTTACCGTCGCGCATGGGACGGTGCCAGGAACAATACGTTTGAAAGGTTCAACCAACGTAACCCCAGCGGCTGGCAGCGTGATGATGTTTTCGTATACATCTGAGGGACTTTGGCGAGAAGTGTCCCGTAATTTCTAATGAAGAAAGCGCCCCGCTGGGGCGCCTATTAGAACACTCTTTTCACAAATGGAATTTTTGAGCCGATATAAGAAAATATACAGGATGTGAAAAACACAATTAGTGTGGTTACCAGTATATAGTATTCAGTAGGATTGACATCACCGCCTATATGAAATTCTTTTGCCAGAGGCCATATAAACAAGGTGTGTATGCAGTAAACCCCTAGCGCAAAAGAAGAAAATATATTTGCAGTTTTAACTATTATAGCATTTTCGATTTTAATGGAGATAAAGAAATAAAATAATGCTATCGAACCTATAATTACAAAAGGTGATAGATAACTATAGAATGTTCCGCTAGGCTTGCCAGAATTATAGCTAAATTGTTTTGTAAGGTACATGGTAAGTAAGCTTAATAGTATGTATAAAAATATTGAAGCAACTGCTGCGAAATTATCCCTTTTCAATTGATTGTCTTTTATCCACGCCCCAATGAAAAAGAACCCTATATAGCCATATATAGTGGTTAATTGAAATAACCCTGTACTAATATTCATTCCAAAGGATGAGTTCGCTATAGGAATTACTGATGATGTTACAAACCAAATTCCAATAAAAATCAATCTCTCTTTCGCGCTACTGTTGTTGTATATTTTTGAAATGAAAGGGGTGAATAAATAAAGCCCAAACATGGCATATAGAAACCAAAGGTGTGCAGACGCTGGGCGATTGAATAGCTCAGTTACGTTGTAAAGCGGAACCCCTACATATATATAATTATA